ACAGAACAAGCCCTCAACAATCTCTATAACGCCGCCCGTCTTGCCCCGCTAAATGCGGAGCAGCATGAGCTTATCCGCAAATGCGCTGAACAGCTTGCTGAAGCCTTAAAGCCTAAGCCTGAGCCAGCCGCCCAAGACTAATATGTTTAGCTTCATCAGCAGCGCATTAGGCGGCAGCTTGCTCGGCGGCATCCTAAGCCTATTCCAGAAGTGGGCTGATGTTAAAGCCAAGGGGATGGAGGCCGACATTGAGATACGCAAGATGGAGAGCATGGCGCGGCTCAAGGTGACGGAGGGAGAGCTGGCGGCCTTCACTATGTCCCAGCAGGCTAATGAGGACATTGACATCCCTGAGAACACCCCTGTCTGGGTGTCAGCCATCCGTGTGTTAGTGGACGCTTTTCGGGCGTTCACCCGTCCCGGCCTCACTTGGGCCATGATAATTACGCTAAGTTGTGTTATATTTGGCGATAAACTAGGTATAACCGCAATAGAAGCCGTCATCTCAGACTTTGTATTCACTACTTCAACAGCCGTTATGTGGTGGTTTGGTAGCCGTCCTTTGGCTAGAACCGCTAAATAACGCTGTCGCAGACATCGTTTCTATCCCCCTTTCCGTGCGTTTTAAGGCCATTTGACGCCTTAAGGCCGCCTCCCTACCCATAATCAATCAAATCCCCTACAATGAAGTATAAAAGCGAAAAGAACATGAGCAAGAAGCAGATGATGAAGCACGAGAAGAACGAATCCGCTAAGAAGCGCGTTATGGAGGCTGGCACGGCTAATGGTGGCCGCATGAGCTATTCCACTTCTCGTAAGTCTTGCTAAAATGGCTAAGTCCACCGTAAACTCGGCTGGCGTCTATACTAAGCCAACCATGCGTAAACGCTTGTTTCAGAGCATTAAGGCTGGAAGCAAGGGCGGAAACGCAGGACAATGGAGCGCGAGGAAGGCCCAGCTTCTAGCCAAGCGATATAAGGGCAACGGCGGCGGCTATACTACCTCTAGACCATCGTGAAGCCCCAACAGCGCAGCCTTGTAGATTGGACACGCCAGAAATGGCGCACATCGTCTGGTAAGCCTAGCCTAGAGACAGGTGAACGCTACCTACCTGACGCTGCCCAGAAAGCCCTGAGTTCTGGGGAAAAAGCGGCCACTAATAGAGCTAAACGCCAAGGCATGAAAGCAGGGAAGCAGTTTGTAAAACAACCCAAGAACATTGCCAAGAAAACGGCAGCCTATCGCTAACATGAATCCCCGCGACCTACCCTGTAATAGTCCTAGACGCGACATTAGTGGCGGCAAAAAATCTGTCGTCAAAGGATGTCAGAATGGACAGGAACGTGTTGTGCGTTTTGGAGACGCTAATATGTCAATTAAGAAGTCCTCCCCCGCACGCAAGAAAAGCTATTGCGCTAGGTCTGGCGGCATCAAGGGAACATCTAACAAATTATCTGCCAACTATTGGAGTAGAAAAGCTTGGGATTGTTAAGGTAATATAAGCCCATGGCACGCTTCGATAACTATGGCCCACTGGATAATCCGTTAATAGAAGAAGGCGATACGGGGTTTGCTCGTATGAACGCACGCTTGCGTCCTGACCAGCTAAAGGCTGGAGAAGTGGCTTTGTCCACCAATGGACGCATGGATATTGACGGGGCGTGGCAGCCGCGCATGGGTGTGCAGAACTTTGGCACAGCCGTCACTACAAATGCTACGGCCCTCACCTTACCGTTCTATCTGTATGCCAATAAAACTGGCAATAGCGTAAGCAGGGTGGGAGATGTTATTACTATTGGGTTTGCAACAGCCCATGCATTTACCACAGCTACATTGGCTAAAGTATCTGGCATTACGGGCATTACACCAACGCCCAATAAAAATAACATTATTACGGTGATTAATAGCACATCTATTAGCATCACCATTGTAGGGGCTGCTGGAATCATTGGCGGCACAGCCATAGTTGGGTCTCCGCAACTAGAGGACGACATTGTAAACGCTGTCTATGGCTCTTGTCTATTCTCAGACCCTACGACAGATAACACGGAATACATTGTCATTGCCACGAATAATGGGGCGCAAGCTATTAAGGTTTCAGATGGAAGCAGCACAACGATTGCCTATCCTGCTGGCATTACAATTAGCTCAGAAGTTAATCTGCTGCAAGCATTTAACTACATCTTCCTGTTCCGTGATGGCTTAACGGCCTTGCAATTTACAGGAACGCTTGTTGGCAGCCCAGCGTTTACCCTTGTTTCCAATGGGGCTTACACCCAGCCTAGTACGTTTAATACGGCTGGTAATTGTGCCATTGCTGATGGCGTAGTGACAATTACAGAAACCGCTCATGGACTGGCGGTTGGCAATACTATCCGCATTATTGACCGTGGCACAACTACCCTCAATAACTTGTCGGAGTTCTTTATTACGGTAGTGACGGCTAACACATTTAAGTTCTTTGCCACAGCCAACGACATAACGGGAGCAAGTGTAGTAATGGGGTCGCCTCAAAGTGCTGGGGCTGGCTTCACTCACATGCCTGCGCCTCCGTGGGCTATCTATCATCAGAGACGGCTTTGGATGCCCTTCTACTACACAATGGCTGGCAGCAGCGGCAGCCCCACTATTACGTCCCGCAACGTAACAGATGAAGTGATTGCCTCAGACATTCTTGACCAGAACACCTACGACCAAATCTTAGACGGATTCCGCATTGCTTCTGGTGGCGCGGACTACGTTGTTGCCATCCAACCCTTTGCGGAGGACAATGTTATTGTGTTCAACCGCAACACTATCCACCTTATCCGTGGTGTTAGCCAAGCTCTTAGTGAAGTTACCGTTCAAGAAATCACCCGCGAGGTGGGTTGTATTGCTCGTAAAACAGTGGTGCAAGTTGGCAATCAAGTGTTATTTCTTTCAGACAACGGTGTGTATTCCGTTGACTTCCAAGACCTTTACAATCTTCGTGGGGCATCTGTTCCAATGAGCGAGGCAATCAATCCCCTCATTCAGCGGATTAATACGGCATACATTGCTAACTCAGTGGCTATCTATCACGACAATCGTTATTACCTCGCCGTTCCCTTAGATACATCAACAGAAAACAACGCTATCTTGGTTTACAACTTCCTTAACCAAGGCTGGGAATCATTAGACACTATTGAGCAAACTGGCTGGAATGTCCGCAACCTTATCCGTGCCGGGGCTGGCGGCCTAAATAAACTATATGCCATCAATCAGAACGGCGGCATCCATATCCTAGACAGCCGAGAAGACGACCTAGATTATATCAATCTACAAGTTGGCGGCACTCCAAGGGGCATTCCTGTCAACTCAGAATTGAAGACACGGCAATACACAGGCGGCACAATGGACAGAAAGCGTTTTAATTCCTTTGAGTTGCAAGCACAGAGTTCTGATAGCAATGTCTCAGATGTTGCCATTGCCTTTTTAACGCAAAATCCAGATAGCGCAGAATTTCTAGATTCCTTATCTACCATGTTAGGTGCAACACTGCCTATCTCGGAAGATGTCTCTGCTAGAGGTCGCATTGGCAATATCCGTGGATATGGCGGTCAGTTTCTATTGGCTCCGCTAATTGGGCGTCCAAAGATTCGCACAATTAAAATAGCTGCCCAACTCACCGACCAAGGCATCAACTCCAAAGATTAATGCCTGACATTAGAACAGGGTTTACTTGGTCTGATGATAAGGCCAATTGGTCTAGCAACAAAGCTACATCATTGCGCCTTAATCAGATGATGGATGATGCCACAATAGATAACGGCGTCACCACCATTGATTTCTTAAAATCAGATGGCACAGACAACTGGGAGTATTACACCACTGCTGGATATTCTCCAAACCAACAAAGACTTGCGGAAGTTCTTTGCGGCGACATAGACAAGGTTGGTTATCCCATAGAAACCATTATCCTGACAGAGGGTGGTGGTGGTTACACCAATGGAACGTATGCCTTTACTGTGAGCGGTGGCACAGGCACAGGCGCAACTGGCCGTGTTCAAGTGTCTAATAACCAAGTAGTGATGACGCAAATACAGACGACTGGTTCTGGCTATCGGATTATACCCGCGCAGCTTTATTACACTGGTAGTGCCTTTGAGCTTAATCTAGGCAGTCGCGGCATATTAAACGATACGGCTGCTATCAATGCTCTCTTGCCCACAGGGATTAGCATTACAGCGGCATCTTTATTCCCAGCAGGAACTACCCTAACAGGCAAGAGTTGGAATGGGTCTAAGTGGGAACTGACGTTCTCTAATGCCGCAATCAATGTTTCCGCATATTACACTTGTGCGTTTGGCATCCCTACAGTGGTAGCATCTATTGGTTCTGGCGGTGGGTTTGACTATCGCTTCATCTTAGCCAACCGTAGGAGTTATCGCATTCCTGCTGGGTCTTATTTCTTTTCACAAGGCTTTGAGCTTGCTGGTATTAACAATGCTCAGATAGATTGCACA